GCTGGAGAACAATACCAGTGCGGCCACTGTGCCAGCGCCTGTGCAGCGGCTGGAGAACAATACCAGTGCGGCCAATGTAGGCGCGCCCATGCTGCAAGCCGACGCACTGCAGAACAAAACCGACAATGAGCGCGAGGCAATAGCACCCGCGCCGGTTGCACCTGTGCGCAACGTTCCGCAGGGTGGGTTGATGCAGCAAATTAATAACAACAAAACCAATAACAGTGGGCGAACCATTGGCACTGTGAACATCAACACCACGCAACCAGTGAATGCTTACAGCCTTAGCGATCAATTAAAAATGGCGGGCGCGTAATGGACGATAAATACGTTGACCTGTTAGTTGAAGACGATGCAATCGTATTGGATGCGGCTGGAAACCCATTATTAATTTCAGGCCGCGCCAGCATCGCCCAGGACATTAAGCACATGATCCGCGAAACCGGTTTGCTGATTGAAATGGTGGGCGAGCGCAACCCAGAGCGCGTGCAAATGAAAATGATCCAGCTCGAAGGGCGAATTGAAGACGATGTGCGCATTAAGCCGGGCACGGCAGTAATTACCCGCACCGATACCAATACCTTTTGGATTCAGGCCACAACAATTGAATACGGCAACGTGGAGTTTTATTTGTGAGTGAGCACCAGAAAGATTTTGAAAAAATGGTGATTGACGCTGGCCTGCCAACCACTGAGGCGCAAGCAAAAGCCTTGTGGAATGCTGAGGCCACCACGGCGGGCTCACCTTTCAACAACAGCGCGGCTTACTCGCCTTTTTGGCGCGCCGTACTCGCGTTGGTAACTGCACCCGTCTTGTGGATTGCCAATGAACTATTGGTGAAACAAGTATTGCCAAATTTCTTTTTGAAAACGGCGAGCGAAACATTTTTACAGCTGTTTGGTTGGGCGGTTGACTGCGAGCGAAAAGGTTCACAGGTTGCCACTGGCGTGTTGCGCTTTAGCCGCTTGGTGAGTGCGGGTGATGTTGAAATTGCCGTGGGCACCGCTGTACACAGCACATTAATTAATGGCAAAACCTACATAGTAAAAACCACTTCGCCCGCTGTTTTGTTAGATGGCCAATTGAGTGTGATGGTGCCCATAGCAGCGAGCGCCGCCGGGGCAGGGTACAACTTGGGCACTGGCTATTACTCAGTGCTGCCGGTTCCGCTCACCGGCATTGATGCGGTAACCAATTTGGATGGCTGGCTATTAACACCCGGCGCGGACTTGGAAGCGCCAGACGATTACCGCGCCCGCATTCGCAACCAATTTACCGCTGTAAACCAGTTCCACACCGATGCTGTGTACACAAAAATTATCACCAGCTTTGCGAACATAAGCCCGCGCAATGTGTTTTTTGAGCACGGCGCGCCACGTGGACCAGGCACAGCCAATGCCGTGATTCTGATGGACACCGGCGAGCCTAGCGTTGAGTTAATCGCATCAATACAAACGCACATTATGGACGATGGCAACCACGGCCACGGCGATGATTTGTTGGTGATGGCAATGCCTTTCACCGAAATTGATTTGGTTGTGACGATAAACGCGAAACCCTACGCGGATGAAGATGACGTTGCGCAGTTAATTACTGATGTGGGTAACGCGGTGCGCGCTGCATTCCGTGAGAACACCGACTATGTGGTAACCACAACCAAGCCGTTTTCATTGTTTTCATTCTCGCTATTGGGCGGTGAACTGCACGGCTTGTTTCCGATGTTAGCCAGCGTGGATTTTAGCCTTGATGATATTGAGAGCGCGTTAAGCGTGCCGCGCTTAAATAGCTTGGTGGTGGCCGCTGATGATTAAGTTAAGCCTGCCGTTTTGGAATGACAAAAACAGTTCAGCGAGTTTGGTTGAAACAGCACAAGGCTTTTGGGAAAAAATTGAAACAGGCTTGCGCTGGCCATTGACCCAAACCGACCCTGAGACTTGCACCCTTGCAGTGTTGAATTTAATAGCGTGGCAGCGGGACATAACCCGTTTTAAAAGTGAGCCACTCACGCTATTCCGCAAGCGCGTTAAATTCGCCTTTGCAAACGCGAGTGATGCCGGTTCCGTAGCGGGCATTAAACGCATTTTCCAGCGCTTGGGCGTGGGCTATGTGGAAGTGGAAGAACGTTCAGCAGGAAAGGACTGGGACGTGATTACCTTGCGTCTGTCTGATGGCCAGTTGGCAAGCAATACACAGCTGCTGCAAGTGTTAATTGAAAAATACGGGCGCACATGCCGACGTTATGAATTTGAAACCATCTCAACCATTGATATGGATGTGGCGATGATTGAATTCAGTAACGAATGGTCTTTTGATTCTGCAAGTTTTTAAGGGGTAAAAAATGCCGTCGGCAATTCTTAACACTGGACGCAGCAAAATTGCGTTTGTGCAAGGTAACGGGCTTGTGCTCAATGCAACCCACTTTGTGTTTGCAGATATACCAGGGCTAGATGCAAGTGCGCCAGTTAACTTGGCGCAGGGTATGCCAGCAGCAGGGCACATTGTTGCAACCTTGCCAAAAACCGCACATGGCTATGTTGCCGATAACAAAGTGGTGTACAGCATTATTCTTGGCCCCACTGTGGGAAATTTCTATTTCAACTGGGTTGGTTTGGTTGATGCCGATGGAGTGTTGCTGGGTGTAACAACGCTGCCGCGCCAATACAAATATGCAACCAGCGGATTAACGGTTGGCAACACGCTAACACGCAACTTCTTGACGCAATACAACAACGCCTCCGCTATTACGGATATCACCGTTCCTGCTGAAACATGGCAGGTGTCGTTCATGGATTTGCTTGACAACATTGACGCCGCGCTAGTAACCGACATGCGCGATTTTTTTGGCCGCAGTTTATTTTTTAATGACGGTTTTCAAATTCTGTTGGGCGCCAGCAGTAATTACTTTGTGCAGCCCGGCATTGGCTATGTGGAAGGCTACCGCATTAAAAAACCGGCAGCAGTATCGGTAGGCGATGGCGTTAACGTTGATGTGTACGTAGAGGTTTACCGCGCAGCAACATTTGGCGGTGGCGAAACCACTGCCGAGTTTGTTACTTCGCCCGTTGGCACACCTCTGGTTGATTTTATTGATAGTGCAGGGCGCCCGCATTTTTTTGAAAAGTTGGCAACGATAAGTGGCGCCGGTGTCGTGACTGACTGGCGCGTTAAACGTGTAGTGCCAGGAGCGCTGATTAATACCTTTGCAACATCTGCCCAGGGCGCGAAAGCCGATACCGCTTTGCAGCCCGAAACATTGGAATTACAACCGGCGTTTAAGCGTCTACGCCGTTTGGTATTTGCAGCACTCTAGGAGCCAGCATGATTGATTTAACCGTATTAAAAACACAATTGCAGGCTCGCATTAACGCGCTGTCCAATGCATCCACTTTTGACCAAGTGATTGATGTTGCGATTGCCACCAAAAAAGCAGTCAGCGCCGGTGTGAATGTTGATCGCACGATTGTGGACACTCAGTTGCAGCGCGTAACCAACGCATTGGGTGCTGGTAGCGCGATTGAAGATTTAATTGTTATTGCTGCAAGCTCAGAAGGTGATGGCGATTCAATACCGATAGGCTCCATTCAAAAGTTTGGTTTTGCTGGCGATAAGTTTACCGACAACAACAACTATGAATGGTTGGCGGTTGGTTTGTTGCACAGCAAAACCGGATATGAAAAAGCTTTAGCTAATCTCGGTACAAGAGCCTATGGGCGGCAAGTTTATACCGCACAGGCGAGCACGGCAGGCAGCGTAACCAAAGCCGCTGATGATGGATTAGGGAATGTTGTAATTGCGAGCGGTAGCCTAACGCATGTACTCGTTAGCCATGATTTTGGTGAAACGTTTGAACCGGTTCTGCACAACTTACCCAATAGAGCAATGACAGTTGAATACGTTGGCGGGCACTTTGTTCTTGCCTGTAACAATTCAGATGGAATTAGAACCTCTTACAGTTCTGATGGTGGCGACACTTTTAGTGCGGCATCAGTTGCGCGCGGTTTAAGCGCTGGCATCACCGACACTGTGCGGAGTTCTTGCAGTGGCACCGCTGCGATGTTTGTTGTGAATAACGATGTTAATGCGGTTGTGAAAACAAGCGGAACAGCTAATAGCGCCATTTCACTGCCCGCCGCAGTCAATGGAAGTAGTTACACGCCACTGGTTCAGTTTTTTAGTGGCGCTTTCTATGTTGCTGGAAAAAATGTGTCCATTTATTACAAAACTACCAATAACGGATCGACATTTAGCACTCACGCAAAGCCTATAGGCCCGATAATTCAAGAACAACTTTGTGTTGCGTTGGGGCGTTTTTTTTGGATGGGTACATCTGGCGCTGATCGGTACTACAAATACACAACTGATTTTGTCACATGGCATGACTTACTTGATTTATTGCCAGAATTTTTAATTAAAAACGCTACTTTCTTTAATACCGGATATGCCATCCATATTTATGAGGTCACTGGCGGTCTAGTTTTGTGCACACATGTTGGTAATTATTTCACCCCAAACCTTGTTGATTTTTATTTGGTTCACTATTCCCGTTCGCCTTCCGAGTTGGCAGGAGGTGGTGCGCAATATGTACTGTTCAGAAATTTAGTCATGGCGGGAAAAGGCTTAAATGATTCAAGCCCTGCGGTATTAAGTTCATCCGTTTTAAACGTAAATTATTCGGTTCCGGATTACGTAGGCGTGCATCGAGATGGCGTTGCCGGCATAGTCGATGGGCAAGTTGATTACGTGAGGATTAAATAATGCCGGTTATTTCTTTTGCGCGAGGCGATACGCCAGTTGCAGTTCCGCCGTTAAAAATCACCGCTTACCAAGCAGAAGTGGTGCTTGATGAAGAAGGGCTTTACGAAGCGGTTGAAGATTTAATGAACCATCCTGAAACGCCCGCCAGAATTAAATTTGCGTGGCGGCGCGGGCTTGATATTGAGCGCGATAATGAAATGGTTTTATTTGCGATTGAAAAACTTGGATTAACAGAAGCGCAAATGGATGTTTTGTTTGAAAAAGCGTTGTTGGTTAAAGCTGGGGCGCTTTGAGCTTTGGTGGAAATTAAATGAGCTGGAATCCTATCACGTTCACTCCACCGGCGGTTTTAGCTGATGCACTGGGCAGCGTTGATTCAGCGCTAACTGCTACTGCGGGCGATATGGCAACGGTGCGTGCTGATTTGCTTGCATCACCTGCCATCGATGCGCCAGACGCGGACGCGGAGCCACACAGCGGAGCGCACAGAGGGCGCAGCAGTGTTTATGCACTGACTGCGCCTGTTTTGCGTTCTGTGGTGGTTCACCCTTGGTGCGAAGGGCTTGCCCAGGGCGTGGGGCACTATCGCAATTTATCATCACGTAACGCGGTGAAAGCAGCGGCTGAAAAGTTTGGTGATGTTGTAGATGCGCATCGCCCAACTGCAAGCATGGATGTTTTAGCGGTGTTGGTGAGTGGTAGCGGTTATGCGGAACTGCAACAAAAATTAAATGCTGTATTGAGTGTGATTAGCGAGCCGACATTATTTATGTGCGCACGCCGATGTGCGCAATTGGCAGCGTTGGAAAGCAACAAGGTTTTATTGCCTGATGCGGGTATGAATGCGCGCTTTGCACATTTTGCACCGGCTAATTGTGATGTGATTTGCAATTCAATTGTCGCTGTGGGTGAAGCGGTTGCGCTGGGTGATGCGGTGAGTATTGCGGGTGGTTCGGCTGAAACTGATTTGATTGTACTCACGAAAAAGAAACAGGCTTTTATTGCGCAAGCTGCTGCAGATAGCGCGCTGGAAAATTTTACCGGTGGAGCAGGGCAGCTTTATTTTTTGAGTGGTGTAACCGCTAACGCGGCCAGCCGTGCTTTGCTGGATGCGGATGTTGGCCATGAATACCCTTATGCCGTTTGTTTGCTGGTAACCGGCGCGCCGGGTGCGCTGGATGGATTGCGGGAGATGATGCAATGATGTTGGGCAATTATACGGTGCCGGATAAAGAGCGCCGCGTTTCAGTTTCGTTGCGTTTTGATGAAGACCAGTTGGGCGGCCAAACGAGCAGCACAGACACATCACACAAAGGCATCAAGCCAATGTTGATTAATGTGTATTGCCTTATCCCTTATTTGGAGCCTAAAAAGCTGACTGAATTAGTCACTGTTGCACAAGCAGTTACCGCCAATGGCAATAAACAAATTTACGACATTGTTGAACCTGCGGCGAATGCAATGAAAGTCAGACAGGTGCAATTTACCGACACGCTGGAAGTTCGCGAGGATTATTCGCTAATGGCGTGGGGTGTTTCGTTTGCGTTGCTGGAATACAAAAGCGTTGCAGAAAAAACCGAACAGCGCCAGCCAATATCAACAGCACCCGGACAGAGCGCGCCCGGTGAAACGGTGGCTGGGAATGATGATGGTGGTGCTGATGCATCGGCGCCGGTGACGGGTTTTGAAAGATATTTGGCTGCTGCGGATCGGGCGCTATCGTGAAGTTACATAAACTTTTGACGTTGAATGGTGAACCTATATCGCTAGTAAGTGATGATGTTCGCCTTTTTTTATTTTCGCCTGGCACCGCCGCGTTTAACGTTAACCATGCGAGTGCGATCAATGGCGGTATTGTGCAATTTAGTGCGGGTTATGATGCAACGAAATTGGAGCCAGTTTTTACCGGAATTGTGGAAAATTGTTTTGCAATCGATAAAAAACAACAAACATTGTTTTGCCGTGAGTTAACCAAAACGATAAACAGAATTTTGCCGTTGGCATTGCGCAACTGCACGTTGAAAGCGGTGCTGGCTGAAATTAGCAAAGAGACTGCATTGAAATTTGTTACACCTGATAAGGAATATGCAAATAAACCAGCGCCGGTTTTTTATTCGGTTGGTTCGGGTTACCACTGCATGGATGCATTAGCGCGCACGTTTCAGATTCCCAAAATGATTTGGCAGCAGCAGGGCGATGGAAAAGTGTTTGTGGGTAGTTGGAGCGATAGTTTTTTTTCAGGCAAACCAGTTGATGTGCCGGTGGAGATGCGTAGTAAATCCGGTATTTCCAATTCAGCTACTTTGGCGGCGGTACCCAAGTTTCGCCCAGGTGTTGTGATGGCCACAGGCGAGGTGATTACCAGTGTGCATTTTAGTGATGTGCAGATGCAAATTGAGTGGGATAAAAACCCGTGGGGGACACGTTGGAAGATCAAATCGACAGTATCGTAATGCGGAAAAACCCCGAGCTTGCCGGTGATTATCATTTGCCGATGTTTGCGCGGGTAGAAGCAGTAAGCGACCCCATCACCACGCCTTCCCTGAGTGAACAATTTCGCCCGCGTTACGCCGTGGATTTGCGCGTGCTGGATGAGACCGACAACCCCGACCCGTTATTCCCCTTATTGCGCTCTGTTCCGTTACCGGCCTTTTGCGGCGGTTTGGAGCGGGGCGTTTTTGGCTTCCCTAATCCGGGGGCAATTGTGGAGCTTGCGTTTGCCTATGGGTTGCCGAGTAAGCCGTTTATTCGCACGGTGTTGAGCGATGGTTTGAGTGTGCCGCGTGTGGTGCCCGGTGAGTTGGTGTTGCAGGCATCGCCCGAGGTTGTGCAACGTGCAGATGAACACGGTAATTGGTCGCGTGAGACTTACGCGGCCATTCGCGATGAATCATTGCATCACCTGGTTAAATCGTTTGAGTCGCTGTTGGATACGCATATACATCACATTAAAGTGCGGCAGCATAGTGTGGAAGAAATTACCGGCGTTAAAATTATTGAAGCAATGGGCGCGCTTAAATTGTTGAGCGGTGGTAGTGCGCATTTGGTTGCAGTCGATAACTTACGTGTGGCAGTTGGTAAAAACCAACACAACAAAGTGAGCGGCGATTTAATTCAGCGCATTGGCAATATCGCGGATTCGTTCGCTGTGTTGAAGCAAATTATTAAAGTGCAGGATGGCGGCAAAGTTTGGCTGGGCAGTGAAGGTGAAAACGTTCTGCAGATTTTGAGTGAGTTGATTCAGGTGGTGGCAAATATTGCCAACATAGCGAAAGACCACACCCATGAATACACCGATAACGGTAGCCCGCTGAATACCAAAAAGCCAAATCAAAGCGGGGCGTATGGTGGTGAAAAATCGTCTGCAGATGCGTTGAAATCGCGCCTTGATCCAATTGTTGAATAGAAGCTAACCACATAAAAAATACATAAGTGCCCCATATGGGGCATTTTTTTTGCCCATAGGGTCAGCTAGGCCGAAAATTCACTCCTCCCCGACCTGCGGCTTCTGTGAAAAATTTGAATTTTGGAAATGGCAAATTGAAGGCAGGCCGCATGCTGTTGGCCTTGGGGGGCGCATTGAATATTCAGGGGATGAAGTGGATTGCACGGTTGTGAACGCCTTGTTCAACGGTGTGCGGGAGAGGGTGGCCAGAGCTGGCGCGGTTTTGAGGGCTTTTTTAAGTGCGCCCCCTTTGCGCCCCCTTAGTGGCTTTGAGGTGCTAAATTTGGGGCAATAAAAAAGGGCTTACATTGCTGTAAGCCCTTGATTTTACGGGTTTGGTGCCAGTGGTCGGACTCGAACCGACACGCTTTAAGGGCGCCGGATTTTGAATCC